TCTCGTTGCTATGACGCGTGTTGGCTGCCCCACCCACCCCACTCGGTGCGAAACTCCGCACATAGGAGGAATAACTAGGTAGAACAGCATCCCCTGGCAGCACTTTTACATGGTACCTGGGAATCGTAGTATAGGTCTCGAAGGTATAACCCCCGTAACCTAACCCCCGCTTATGAGGCTTTAGAGGTGGGTTGTTGCAGAGCAACGTCCCATCACCATAACCATCAGGGCCGTAAATCCTTAAAGAAGGATCTAAGGCTTTTTCAACGAGAGTCGCCAGCGGATCGTAATTTCTATAGTAGAAATTATGTAAGGAGAAAAGAACCTCCCCGGTCAGCTGCCTTTTAACGTAAAACGGGCGTATATCAATGCCCTTAAGGTAATCTTTTCCGCAAGATTCACGGAAAGGACCGCTCCAAAATGACTTCTCGGTGTTCAACTTAAAACCTGTACAAAGGAGCACAGATCTAAAGGTAGGAACTGCCTTGACACCGAGGATTATGTCATCACCGTAGACGCAGACAGGTTCGTCCGCGCCAGACAACTCAGAGGATGCTTTTGCAAGCGCCCAAAAAATGAGTGTCTGAAGGGGAAAAGTAAAACCATTCCCCATGCTGCTAAATTTATGCAGCGCAAGACTCTTACCGTCGATATCGACGACAGGGGTCCTGCAGAGTGACAGTAAGGCATACCACTCATACGGTAGGAGACGTGCGACTAACCCTGATGCTATAGAGTCAGACGCACCACTTAGGTCCAGGGTTGCTAAAGCCCCGGTTAATGAACCTTCTCGAGCTAGCCGCTGATTTCGCGACTGGTCCGTTAGGTCCAAACCTACGCGCAGTAGCCTATCTGTGACAAATCTGCCAACAGCCGATTGAACTAACGCATTAAGCGTGGGTTCAGTCATAACAGACCGATAGGTCTTTGCGTTTTTAGGCACGAACGCGATCCTGCCATTGTGGATTTCCACGTTAACAAGAAAGGATTCCTCCTTCGTCCCACTGTCATGAATTGAACAGTAAGCCGGTACTTCTTCCAAAAATCTTGAAAGAAGGGGAACCATATTTCGACTACATGACGGTACGCTGCTCAATTTGGTACGTGAGCAGGCATTTATTTTTCGTACCGAAGTTGTAGCACCTGGACCAAAAAGGTAATCCAACTTTTCAAGGTTGGGAACCGGTCCTAATACACGGTCTATTTTTCGCTCGGCGCTTTTCA